ATCTTTTCTAGGTAGCTTAAACCGATTTACGATTTGAACTATGTCCTTGACCTTTTTCCCTAAAATCAATGCAATATCTGGGATTAGTATATCCTTCTTTAGCATACGGTCTATGGTCCCTCCCTCTTGAGAAAGCTTTAGTCGAGGCGCTCCCCCCAGCTTTCCGTTTGCAATGTGGATTTCTCTGTTATGGTAATTTCTTTGCGGACCTTTAATTTTTGAGCTTTTACCCCGATCAATTCCGTTCTGTTTATCCCAAGCAGCTTTATATAGGTCTTGGTACAGTACAACTTTTTCCTGTGAGATCATTATGCGTCTTCCTTTTCAGAGGTCATCTTTGAGTCAAGAATATCAAACAGAGCCTCGATTTCCTCCATCTGTTGATGGAAACCGCTATAGTTCCTTTTCTTGGCTCTGGCCTTCGCAGTGGATACGCACCTCCTAATGCGATCCAGTACGACTTTTGTCTCTACGTCCATCTTGCATCTCCTTTCAGGATAATTGCATCGCCTACAATGCCAGTGTCGCATAGCTTTGACGCTTCTTCATTGAAGGGCAAACCTACGAGAAGTCCTTCTTCGTTTACGAGCACTTGGATGTCGGGGTCTGTTGGTGATCGAACCATCTCGACCAATCCACCGACCAGTTCTTGCGCACGATCTAGTGTCGGCGCTTTTGTTTCAAATACATGAATCATATCTTTTCTCCTATGTGATCTGGGATTATTACCATTAATTACCATCCGTGGCAAGGCAAAAGTTAACCGGGGTAGCTTTCCAATTAACCTTTTAACCCGAACAACTTATCGGCTTAGATGTTATCTCGCCCGGTCTGGCGTTCGTATTCACCGCATGACAGTGGACCACCAGAAACGCCGAGCCACTTTTCTGTTCCGCCAGTTGACAGTGAGTATTTGCGGATAAGCCCTTGGGTCATTGCGATTTTCACTGTGTCTTTGACAGTTGTTGGGCCGAGATTTTGGATAACAATAACGCACGGCTCTTGTGGTGGAGTAAGCATTGCTGTGTTATATACGCCATCCTCTGAACCTCCGAGGGTAACGGCGCGGCCTTCGTTTTCACGCATACGAATGTAGTCTACGATGTGACCGATTCGATCCCTTGTCGCCTGTGACATAAGAACTGATCTTAGATCAACGGACCTATCAACGAGTAGGCCAGTGTCAGGATCACGAATAAAGTTGCGAATATCGCGATTGGCTGGACCGTTTGATTTCACGACTGCGCCATCGAACACGGCATTACGCGAGTATTCCACACCGAGATCACGACAGCGTTGCTTGCCTGTGCCTTCATCTACAGACCAGACTGCAAATGCCGAACGCACGCCATCCACGATTGCAGATGTACCGCGAATAAGGTTACGCGCTTGCTCTGGCGTTGTGACTGGTTCGTTGTCCTTAATCTTTGCCATGTGGTGATTAACCATGACTGTAGCGCCCGTTTCACTCGCCATCTGAGCGAGTAGGCCCATGAAAGCAGCCCCAGCGGCAGGGTCAGCGTTTACATCTGCGTGAACGAATGACGCCATAGGGTCAATAATGATTAGCTTTAGCTCTGAAAGCTCTAGCATCTGGTCATAGATACGCGAGAACTCTTCGCCCATTAGGTAGCTGTTGTCAAACTTTTGCATGATAGGAAATACACCACCGAGGTTTGGCAGAGGTAAAATTCTCAAATTGTGTGCGTAGCTTTCCCGTGTGCGCTTAGGATCAAGGCGCGAAATACGTCTGTGCATTTCGTCCTTATCATCTTCCGCAGTGATTAGAATTACATCTCCGTGTTCTGATACTATACCACCGAACGAGTTTTGCATTGGCGTTCCCGATGCGATCTTCATTGCGAGGTCTAGCGTCATCATACCTTTACCACTGTCACCCGCAGCCGCGAACACGCATGGAACGCCAAGTGGGATTGTGTCAGCAATTAGAAACTTCTGTTCGGCTGGCTTACCAACAAAGTATGTGTTGATTAGCAGGCTTTCATCAAGAAGTGAGATCGGCTTTTTGATCTTGCTTTCCTGTGACTTGATAAACTTACTAATATCAAATCCCTCATCAAGAGCGTCAGCAGCGTCCCACTTCTCTTTTTTTGTGGATGGTATTTTAAGAGTAAGGGTTGTTTTGGCCCCAGCTTCTTTGGCTCCAGCCTCTACGATCCGTGCCAGCTTCTTTCCAGCATCATCATTATCAGGCCACAAGATTACTTCTTTGTTGCGTAGGGGAGTGAAGTCGAACTTCTGCGCAGTGTTTTCGGAGAGCATACCAGCACCGCCAATGGTGCAAGTCGCTGCGTATCCTAGCTTGGTTAAAGCATCTGCACATTTCTCGCCTTCTACCCAGATGATTTTATCTGCGCCTAAAATGTTCGGGATATTGTATAGCGGCCTTGGTTCTGGAATGCCTTGACGGCCATCCATGAATTGACGGAACTGCTTTTTTGGCTTCCCGGCGCTATCCCGAACAATTTCTCCGGTTACGTCCCGGTCAAAGTATTTTCTAACCGTCACAAGCACTACACCATCGGCGTCCGTGTAGGAGTATTCGTCCTCGAACGGCGTACTTGGGTTGATGGATCGTTTTTGTTCGGGTTGTTGTGGCGCGGCAGCGGGAGGTGGAGTTGCCATGACAGAGAAGTTCACGGGATTGTTAGGCTTAACGATGTTGACAGGGGCGGCAACGTAGTCTTGAGGAACGTAATCTTTGAAGTAGTCAAAGGTTTCGGCCAGAGTATATCCACGGCCTTCTTTTAAAATCTTTGTGATACCACCTACACCATCGCCTGACTCAAAATCCTTGCCACTAAGGAACCAAGGACTGCTTGTGTCGATGTTAATAACGAGAGACCTTCCCGCCTCACCTCTGAGCGATCCAATGAAGAACTCCTTACCTCGTTGGACGCCTTGGGGGTATGTATCTAACAGTGCTTGCAACTGTATGCTACGAGGAACCTCGGTTGAAATTCTCTCTGCGACTTCTTTCGGAGTCTTGCCAAAACTTAAAATGTTCATTATCTTGTCCCTGTCCACAACTTCACTACTAAATATGGGATGCCGCCCACCAAGCGCGTCCCATATTTTACTATTTCCAACATGTTTCACGAAACTCGCAAAACTTGCATAAGAAGAAATCTTTGCTTTGAGCAATACGCGGTAAAATGTCATTGGCTTTTGCAGCCGTCAAGATGTTAACCGCGCGATCACTTGCCTCTTGAGCCAATTTCGCATTGTAAGGCACTAATTCGTAATACACTTCTGAGGTGTTTTTATTTACAACTGTGAACAATGCAGGGTTTTCGCTCAGGTCCATGTATGTCTGATATAACGCCAACTGCGTTGCATATGTCTTGTTGGCCTTCTCGACGCCATGACGCACGAACGCTTTGAACTTACTGTCATTGGCAGACTTACATTCCCATAGCGCAGGGTAGGCCATATCAACTGGCCCATCGCAAACAACGCCATCTATGTGACCTTTGATTTCGCCATCCGCGATAGAGAAACCAAACTGCCCCCCGTTCTTGTCTTCTGTTCTAAGGTCGAAACCAGCGTCTCTGAGCCACTTTGAAGCGTAGTCCTCAATCTCATGCCCGAATTGGAAGATGCGCAATGTACGGGCGCTAAATGCCTTGTCTGGGTCGATTGTGTAGTTCAGATAGCGATACTGTATTTTTCGAGAGCACTCATCGCCAATACTGGATGCGCCGATATACTTGCGGCGTTCGCGCTTTTTTTCCCCTGCTACAATCGCATTATCCACTGCCTCTGTGATTAGGTCAGCAACAAGGTCTTTCTTAGAACGGGATTGAAGTAGAGGGCCAAGTGCCCGTTGACTTAAAGTAGGTGTCTTCGAGTTTTCCAATGTGTATCTCCGCTGCTAGAGGTTTTGATTCTTGAATCGCAAAAATTAGAGTGTGTACTTGCGCTTCTGTGAGGTCAGAGAAACTTGTACTCCACCCGAATATTCCAAGTATGTGTGCCAGTTCCTTCATTGGTTCTGGCGCTGTCGGTAAATCGCTCAATGCACTGTCTCCCCTTCTGCTGTGATTAAATCTATTAGGCTGTCAACTTCTTTGGCATCAATGTCTTCGTTTCTGAACCCTAAGCTCATAACCTCTTCGCCTTTAACTTTAATAATTGCATTGCCAAACATGATCGTTTGATCGGAATCATGTATTGTGTCGTGGATTATTGAGTTTGCAACGGACTGAATTTCACTAATATCGTTGCTGTTATTTACCCAGCATATGATTTCAGATTCCACGCTGGTAATCTCACCATCATCTTTTTCTACTATAAGAAGCTGCATTTCAAACCTTGGCATCATGTATCCTGAGTGGATATTTCGCCAGCCAGCGCGGCGTAGCCAGCCAAGTCAATGTAATTGTCTTCGTGCTGTGCGTTGCCAGCGATGCGAGCAATCTTAAACAGCGACATCATTATTGCTACATCGCTGGCTTCCAGTGGGCTTTCTGGGATGCTGCGATTTGACAACCACCACGACCAAGCATCGGCTATAGTCTGGAAGCTATCCTCAGCGTCTCCGTGAGTATTAGCTCGATCAACGGTAATATGATTCTCAGCTGTTTGCAGTATTTCGTCTCTGTTCACGTTATTCTCCAATTAGTTTCTTGCGTTGATCTGCTATAAGCTGATCAATTTGTTTGCGGTTGAAGTAATAACCCAAGCAACACGCCGCCTTATACTTCGTCCAAGAGAAATCCATCTCACTAACGGTAACTCCATTACGGCGCAGTAATTCTTTTTGTTTTGGCGACGCGGCTTGGTTCAGCCAGCGCTTAGACTTGTTTGCAGCCGTGCTGTCTTCAATTTCACGCAGGAAGTCGTCAGCCGCAGCCATAGCTTGAACCTTCTCTCCAATGGACACCACTCTCGCGCGTCCCGTCTGAGACTTTACGATAGCGATCCAATAGTCACCAACCTTGCCGACTAAAGAGAAACCGTTAAACCCTGTAGCCATCATAGCAGTGCCATACCCATAAGGGTCAATCCACATGAATGGAGATAGCTGCATTAGATCGTATTCGGTCATTACGAAGTCTGTCAGTTCGCTTTTTTCTTTGGACTCAAATACATGATCACAGAACGGGCAAATCCGAGTGTTCGCTGAAACTTCACTGTCGCACTCTGGGCATACTTTAGTCGAGCCTTCACCCTCTTCACCTTCTCGCTTAGAGCCGTCTAGGTTCGCCGTTTCATCCAAAGCGCCATGCGTGATGATTGACGTACCGAAGTCCATAACAACGCAATCGGTCTTGATGGTGTCTGGATATATCTCAGGATCGACGATGCGCAGACCGCGCCCAATCATCTGAACCATTGTGCCCTTTTGAGAGCACGGGCGTGTTAATACTACGCAAGACACTGGCGGTGCGTCGAAACCCTCGGTGAGCACCATGACGTTTACGATCACTTGCATGTCACCAAACTCAAGGTCGTGCAGCATCTCAGCACGTTTGTCTTTGTGAGTGTCTCCAGTCAAGAAATCTGACTTGATACCAGCGCGTAGGAAAGCCTCACAAACGTGTTCCGCGTGTAGAACTGTAGAGCAGAACACAACGGTCTTGCGATCCCCTGCCTTCTCTTTCCATTCGTCTACAATGCGTTCGTTAATGACGCGGCGATCCATAATGGCCGCAACCTCTTCCATGTCATATTCTTTACCACGGCGTGTCACGTTATCGAGTTGGTCGTTAAGGCCGAGGTCAACAACGTAGGACGTTGGACGCACTAAAAAGCCTTCTCGGATTAAAGTCGCCATTTCAATCTGGTGTGCGCAATTGCTGAATACTTCGCGTAAGCCTTTGCCATCCCCACGGTTGGGCGTTGCAGTAAAGCCTACGATCTCAGCTTGTTCGTTGTCCATGCGAACAGCGTCAATGACTTTGCGGTAGGTGTCCGCAGCCGCATGGTGGCCTTCATCAATCACAACCATGTCAAATACAGGGCGATCACGCAGGTTGCGGTCACGCGACATTGTTTGAACCATTGAGAAAATGGCCTCGCCATCCCAATGTTTAACTGTACCGTTAACGATGCTTGTGGTGATGTACGGGTTAACCTTCTCGAACTTCTGCTTGTTTTGAGAAACAAGTTCGTCCCTGTGTTGGATAACCAAAATTCTTCGGCCCTTACTGTGGCGTTTGCCAACGAGAGCGGAGAGCATAATTGTTTTGCCAGCCCCTGTGGGCGCGACAACGAGAGTGTTTTTGTGCTTGTCTAACGCTTTACATGCGTCAGACACGGCTACCT